TCAACAGTTATATAATCATCATTTGTATTAGCAACAGCACTTAACTCTGTAGTTGTTACGCTATCATCACCTATGAACTTCCAAGATGAATAACTTATGTTTTCTACCCATATACCATGTTGATCAGCATCAGTACCTTCAAACTCTAAATGTATATTGTTACCTGTAGCAGATAATAAAGCACCAGAAGAACTACCACCTTCAGTAAAGTCTTGCGCGGAAACACCACCACTCTTAGAATAATCAGTAGAACCATTACCTTGTACAGTAATTCTACCGTTAATTCTAATTTTACCGTTAGTTGCAAAATGTAGATTACCTCTAACAAGTATATCACCAAAGCCCGTACCAGCTCTTTGATCAGAGTTCACTGTTACTTTGTGACCTTGTGAAATAGTAAATGTATCTCCGTCAGCAGGAGTGGAACCTCCCCAAGTTGAAGAGCTTGTCCAGTTACCAGACTGACTACTCGTTAGGTTCGCCATCTATTAAAAATTGTTCTTGATATTGAGACACGTTTAACGCTATTTCAAATGATAACTTGTCGCTATTATCAACAATTGTATTTTCGTTGATAACAGCAACTATTTCATTATCTTTTGTGAGCGTTAAAGTAGCATCTGATTTATCATATTCTACTTTAATTATCATTTAATTATATTTTAATTGTTACGCTATTTTAAAGCAAAGTACTCTATATGTTTTGTTGGTAGCAGGTGCTGTAGCAAACTTAATTTTACACGCCGAGTTTGAGTGTCTTTCCACTTCAGTAAATACTGTGTCACCATCATGATCACCAGAGCTATCAACAACTTGTATCATAACATCATTTACCGCGGCTGCAGTAAATCCATATGATACATCAAATTCTGTTTTACTGTTATCACCGGTAATTGTATGAGCACTAGATCTAGCGTCGATCTGAGTGTTAATATCTGATGTACTAACAGAAGATGCGATTGTAATACTGTTATTTGCGTTTGTAATTGTTACGTTTGAACCAGCTGTTAATGTTGCAACTTCAGGACCAGAAGAACCACCAATCAATAGTGATCCGTTTGTAGTCATTGCTTTTGCAGCTAAAGTATCTGTACCACTATCTTGTGAAACGATAACTGATTTATCAGCAAATGAAGTAGCATTAGTACCACCTCGTGAAACTGGTAAAGTACCACTTGTTATTTTTCCAGCACCAAGGTTTGGTATATCACTCGCAGTTAAACCGTAGTTTGTTACGTCAAGTGTGTCAGCGTATAATGTTCCTACACCAACGTTTCCTTTAGTAGCTAGTGATTCACCACCAAAAGCACCCCATCTTGAAGCACTTTCATCCCATATCCATTGAACGTTTGTAGCTGTTCCTCTTTCAACTAATATACCAGCATCTTCACTAGGACTACCACTCTCATTACTGTTAAGAGTAATTATATTATCTTCAATTAATACAACTTCAGAATTTTTAGTTGTTTGGTTACCAGAAACTATTAAATTACCATTTATAGTAACTTGACCACTAAACGTTTTATTACCGCCTATTGTTTGAGCTCCTGATGTTTGTACAAACGTAGATAAACTAGTAAGACCAGTACCACCTCGTGCGACTGGCAATGTTCCAGCTGTTATTTTAGATGCGTTTAAATTTGGTATTCTATCAACACCTAAAGTTCCTGCTGTTATTTTTGAAGCATTTAAGTTAGGTATTCTATCTGCGTTAAAAGTACCACTTGTTATTATACTTGCAGCTAAACTAGGTATATTAGCAGCATCAATTTGATCAGTTGAACTATAATCTTGAGTCCAATCAATAATAGCGTTACCAGATGGTATCGACGTATTACCTGCTAATGCTGTTGTTGAAGTAGTACCTAATTCTAAACTAGAAGTACCGGCACCTATGTTTGTTCTTATTTGTGTTTTCTGAGCATTAGTTAGAGAATGAGAAGCATCATATCTAACATATCTTGTGTCGTGATTATGTGAGCTCTCAGCATACTTACCGTCAAGATCAACTGTTACAGTGCTTGAGTCCGTTAATGTTGCTGTTAAAACACCTGTACTGGTGTTAAATGACATACTACTTAAAAAAGTATTAGAGTCACCAGTTGTTGTTTCAATTGTTTTCCACCCAGCGTTATCTCGGTACTTTATTACGTTGTTATTATCATCATAATAAATAACACCTTTTACAGCTGTAGGCGTGGATGTTGTTACATGAAGCTTAGCATTTTGCAGCTCATTGTAATTGATATTTAAATCGTGTAAATATTGTATTGCCATTGTTTAAGTTGTTTATTAGTTCGCGTATACCGTACCGGAATTTTGTCCCTTAAAATATACTCTTGATTCATTTTTTGTTATATGTTTTACCGGTACTTCTACCACTTGTCCTGTACTTATCTTTACAGTTATAGATGGGAATTTACCTAAATTGTGGGTGATAGGAAAATAATATTCTCCGTTTTCTAAAGTTAAATCACTTGTTGAAAAGTCTTTTGAGAACTCTTTATCTTGACTACCAGTCCATGGAACTAAATTATATATAATATTATTTAATAAGCCTTTACCATTAGCATCGTTGTTTCCTGTTATAAAATCCATTGTTAGCCTGTATTTATCTTGACTACCAACCTGAGCTATTTCTTTAACTCTATAAACAGCAAAAACATTAGGGTCTTGTACTTGACTTATTATAACGTCTTTGTTTAAGTATGTATTTAAAACAGCTAAAGTACTTCTACTTGTATTTCCATTTGGAAACTTACTAACTTGTAGTATTTGATTGTTACCTGTTGGAAAAGCAAGTTCTGACAAACCGCTGTTTTGAAATTTCATTTGACCACCACTTGCATCAGTATTACTGTATTTGTAAGGTATACAACCAGAAACACCATGTGAGTTAGTGTTTGATAAAAATTTAGCAATATCTAGTAAAGTATAGTTTCTAGTTGCTCCACCAGCATCAGAACCTAAGACTCTATCGTCTTGAGTTAAATCATTATCTATTTGATACGTAGATATTCTTGCCATTTTTATTTTTTCATTTTATTGTACTTTTCAACACTTCGTCCGCCGAAATAGGCGCCAATAGTTGTCATAAGTACTAATTGCAATAAATCAGTCCATTTTTCTTCAACATTGAAGTTAATTGAACCTGAATCTATAAATACCATGAGCACGGTCGCCACTATGAGGAATATAAGTACGAGAGGACGAACTGAACGCGTTAACCAGTTTCCGTGCTCTAAATCTGCTTTCCACCTTTCGGTTACATTTTTTTGCATAGCAGCTTCAGCTTCTATTAAAATGCTGGTCATTTCTTTTTCAAACTCTGCTTTCTCGTCTTTTGTTCTTATAAATCTATCAGCAACACCAGCTAGTTTGTCTACAACAGAACCACCTGCTTTACCAAATAGTTTACCTAATATTTTACTCATTTTTTACTAGCTTTGCTACCAAAGCCTCCCATTTTATATCCTTTAACTTTAAATCTAGACACAGCGTTTGTTTTGTAGCTATTATTAGGTTTACCACTACCAGTTACATTTGTAGCCATTTGTGATGATAAATTAGTTGTAGCAACAATTTCATCTTCTGTTGTGTTAGAATCAGATACAGGCTCATATCTATTATTATTAGGATTCATCTTGTAAACTGTATCAGTTGGATCAGCTGCTGTAGTTGGTGAAGTAGTACCAGGTGTTCCCTCTGTTCCTTCTACAGCTGGTTGTGTTACAACTTTGTTATCTAAGTTATTTCTATTAACACCTTGTGCGCTACCAGGTCTACGTACATATGGGTTTGTAACTCTAGGATCACTACTTGCTGGTTTAACATCTACTTTATCTGATGTACTTACGAAATCATCACTTAATCCACCTAAACCAAGAAATCCTTTTCTTAATTTACCGTCCTTGTTATAACCACCACTTTGCTCTAATAAGCTAATAACATTTTGGTTGCCAGCTGCTATTTCTTTATCTATATCTAAACCTTGCTTAACCATTTTATTTAAGCTTTTAGTGGCTTGTTTTTTTAATTTTTTATTACCTTTATTTCTTAGCTTTAATATTTTACCAGCTTCTCTAGTTTCACCAGCTGTTAAATAATCACCTTCTGTCACTGATTGTTCAGGTATCGGAGGAGTTCCAGGTGTGCCTGGAGTTGAACTAGGTATATCGTCTATAGTTTGACTACCTGGTATTGTTTCTTGTTTAACGTCTTTTAATAATTCTGTTAAACCTGCAACAGTACCGTGACCTTGACCAGCTATATCTTCTATTGAAGCGCCACCCTTATACATTTCAATCATTTTGTTTTTATAAGCGTCACCAGCTTCTCCACCACCTATAGCTTTTGGTACTTCATAAGTTTTTGTACCATCAGGTTTTGTATTTATAATTTTTTTAACTCCATCTATATTACCTATAGCTGAAGTATGATCATGACCTTCCATGCCATGTCCTTTACCATCTACTAAATGTTTTGCAGATGATTTCAATGATTTCTCATTGTGTTTTAATATTTCTGTTATTTTTGCCATGATTTTTTTATTTATGCTTTTACTTTGCCATAGGTACCGTAACCTATTTTTGCTTTTACTCTATTTTCAGCGTCTTCTTCCCATTCTAAGTTACCATTACCTTCGTTTTCCTTATCTCTAAGAATAGCGTCACCTTTCCAATATGTGTATTTATCATCATATGCAAATAAAGCAACAGTGTTTTCGTTTGGTTCGTCAACTTCTTTTTCTAGTTTTTTATCCCACAAAGCCTCAAATTGATCGTGATGAGCTTCTTCGTGTTCTAATATTAATCTTCCCTCATAAGAATTTAGATCAACGTCTGGACTAACATATGTTGTCCCGTCTTGATTTGCTTCAGCTTTTATACCTTCACCTAGCGGTTTTACTACAACAGGGTGTTTAGGTTTAAAAGAATCAGAAGCTTTACCATTCATTTTATAGAACAGTGACTTATGAGTTTTTGGTAATTTAAATCCCATTATTTTCTCTTTTTACCTGTATGTCCGCAACCTTTTTTCTTAGCAGGAGAATATTTAGCAGATGCTACAACATCTTTATCTGAAGATATTTGCTGAGAGTCTCTAGCGTAACCACCTTCATTACCTATACCATATTTAGCATTGCTATCAGTAGGTTCAGCATTTTCTACTATTTCACCAAATTTACCACCTATATTAGCAGCTTTTAGTTTGTTTAAACCTTCAGCTGTAAATTTAGAATTACTATGATACTTTGCTTTAGCTGGGCTAATTCCTGGTACCATAGGCTTAGATGATTTTTTACTGTTACCGTAACATGCGTTAGGCACTCTGCAGTATATATTGCTAAGTGTGCTTTGATTTTTTGCCATGATTATCTGTTTTTGTCTTTAATCATATCATCAATAGCTTTATTATAAACTTTATCAGTATATGATTTATTATTATAAAATGTATTTCTTTCTGAAGTGGGAAGATCCTCTTCACCCAATAAGATTCTGTATATACGGGATATAAGTTGACTTGATTTAAATGAGGTTTTGTATATACTATATTTAATTGTAGTTCTGTTTCGATGTCTCCATACTTCTATCCAACCTTCTCTTCTAAGTCGTTCCCATCGGTTTTTATCCCATGAGTAAGTATAAGTGCCATCTATAAAGTTATTACGTGTAAATCGCGATTTGCAATCTAAATAGATCAAAAGTTCTAAATCAGCGTCTTTTAACCCGTAAGTTTTACAGGCCCATTTTCTAACAAGCCTGTAATACTTAAATAAATTTAATTCTCTAATATCTTGAGCAGTTATTCTCATCCGACAAGAACAACATCTCTTATTGTTATAACTTCATATACATTGTCATTGTATCTTATACTATGGCCAACATGCTTGTCGTAATGTACAATATCTCCGTCTTTTACTCCTTCTGCAAACCTACCACAAGTTATAACCTTGCCTTTAGCATACCTATTGTCACTGTCTAATTCTTCTGTAAGCTCTAAACCTGCAACTTTAGTACGCTCTTGCTTAATTTTTTCTATTACTATGTATTGATTAACTGCCTGCATTGTCCACTCTTATATTAGATATTACACAATCTGCGGAAATTATAGTAGAAACTACTGAAATTGCATTTTTTAGCGCCGTTTTTGTTACCAAAACCGGATCAATAATGCCGTTTTCAATCATATTGACCTCTTTTCCAGTAATTACATCAATACCATAGCCTATTTTCTCAGGAACTTTAACATTTTCAATACCTGCGTTGTCAAGTATAGTTCTAAATGGTGATAATATAGCTTTTGAAACTATTTCTTCACCTACATTTTCTTCTTTTATACTTAAAGCAGCATTTAATAATGCAATTCCACCGCCTGAAACGATTCCTTCTTGTAAAGCAGCTTTTGTAGCAAAAATAGCATCCTCAACTCTGTCTTTTTTCTCTTTCATTTCAACTTTTGAGTATGCTCCGACTTTTATCACACCAACAAAACCTGAAAGTGTTGATAATCTTTTTTGCAATTGCTTTTTTATATAACCATTTTCCTCGTTTTTTATTAACTTTCTGATTTCTTCTTGTCTTTCTTCAAGTTTACTTGTTCGAGGACCAGTTGTCAGGACTGTAGTTCTGTCGTCAGTCACAGATTTTACTACTTCACCTAAGCAATCTGGCTGGATTAGATCTAAATCATCTCCAAGCTCTTCGTTCATGACCTTTGCACCAGTTATTAAAGCTAAATCATCTAAAGTTTGATCTTTATATTTACCATGCGCAGGTAAATCTATGATGTTTACTTTAATATTACCCTTAACTTTATTCATTAAAAGCGCAGATTTGACCTGTTGATCAACTTCTGCCATAATTAGCAAAGATCTACCAGTTTTTATCACATGTTCTAGTATGTTTTGTATCTTTCTTATGTTAGGTATTTTAGAAGATACAATTAAAACTAGTGGATTTTCTAGTATTGCTCTGTTTTTATCTTTATCAGTTACAAAATATTGAGATGTTAGACCTCCAGATAGCTTAACACCTTCAACAACGTCAGCATAAGTCTCTTCAGTTTCGCTTTCTTCCATTAAAACTGTGCCATCTTTACCAACTTTGGTGTAAGCTTCAGCAATTATCTTGCCTAAATTAGCATCTCCATTGCAACTTATAGTAGCTACACTAGTTAACATATCACCAGTTACAGCTACTGCATTATCTTTTAAGTAATCTTCTACTTTTTTAAGCCCAGTTTGCATACCGCGCTTAATATCTCGTATAGATTCTTCATAATATTCGTTACTATTTGCTAATTTTAATAGTGATTCAGCAAGGACAGTAGCCGTAGTGGTACCGTCACCTGCTTCTCTCACTGTATTTTTAGCAGCTTCTTTAATAAGTGTAGCTCCTATATTTTCTACAGGATCTCTTAGTATAACTGATTCAGCTACAGTAACACCGTCTTTTGTAATAACAGGGTTTCCTCTTGCATCTTCATATACTACGCATTTACCAGAAGCACCAAGTGTAGACTTAACAGCGGATGCTAATTTTTCTACACCGGTAATAACTCTTTTTTTGGCAACATCGCCAAAGTTTAGATCTTTTACGATCTGACTAGGGTTATTAAATTCCATTTAATTAAATTTTAGTTATTTACTATTTGAATGTTTTCACTACTTTAGGACCTTTTGTAAAATCGATCCTTTTATTATAGTGTTCGATGCTACCGTCAATTGCTGCTTCTGCAGATTCAATTGTTTCGCGTCTTGTTACGTCATTCCAAGCCTCATCTAGGTCTTGGTATTCGGTTTGATAAAATCCATTAGGC